GTAGTTCCTCAGATAGAGAAGGTCAATGAAAGAGAGATGGTGAAAAAAAGATATATAGCATGATGGAAAAACAGCCCATATTAATTACAGGGATTCCTCGAAGCGGAGCAAGCATGATCGCAGGAGTAATTAACCGATGTGGTGCTTTTGGTGGTGATATGTCAAATTATAAAGGCGTCAACGAGAATGATGCTATTAAAGAGACACTTGAAAAACCTTATATGATAGATATAGATGCTGATGAAACAGGACAATATCCTTTACCGGAAAACAAGAACATAAAAATTCCTTATTCATGGGCTGATACGATATCTGAGATAATGATAAGGCAGGGTTATGTAAAAGGTGAATGGTTTTATAAAAGTTCTCGTGCTTCATTGATATGGCCTGTATGGTATCATGCATATCCGAGAACCAAATGGGTTATTGTCAGAAGGAGAACAGGTGATATTATAGAATCTTGTGTAAAGACAGGATTTATGAAAGCTTTTAAAGATGAGAACAAGCGTAATGCTATTAACGTACAAAGCGAGGAAGATGGATGGCTATGGTGGGTTCATGAATATGAGAAACGTTTTGTAGAGATGATAACGGAAGGATTGGATTGTAAAGTTGTTTATCCTCAGAGATTAGTTTATGGAGATTACTCACAATTATATGAGATGTTGGATTGGCTTAGACTTAAATGGAGTCCGAGTATCTTTAATTATATTGATCCATTATTAGAAACAAGTAGGAAAAAAGAAAAGGAGGTAAAGCATGTCGGTATTAGCAACAGTAGGTGATGTAGAAGAATTGATGCAGGATACTACTCTCGATGATACATATGTAACAAGTGTTTTGACAACAGTGGATCTTGTTCTTACGAAAGTATATGAATACTATAAAGGCGTGATAGGCAGTGATTTATTAACTGAGATACAAAAATATTATGCTGCACATATTATTGCAAGTACTACGTCAAGGATGGGACAGGAAGAAAAGGTAGGAGATGCTTCGATAAAATATCTTGGCAGTTATACTACGGGATTAAACTCTACTCCGTATGGACAGATGGTATTATTGCTTGATGTGTCAGGTCTGATAGCTAAGTCTAATAAGAGTAGTGCATCTATTTATGCAGTTAAAAGTTTTGACTGATGGGTGGTTTACAATCAATGATATCAAGGAATCTGCCACAGACAGCAATCTATTGGGCTAATCCACATAATGATGGTTATGGTGGAGTTGCCTATGATGACCCTGTAGAGGTTGATTGCCGTTGGGAGGATAAGCAACAGATTCTTGGTACTATCACTGGTAATCAGATAGTAGGGTTTCAGAGTGTATCAAGGGCTATTGTATATGTAGATCAGGATTTAGATGTAGATGGTTTAATGATGCTTGGTGAATTGACAGATTTAACAGATAGTGAAGGAGACAGTAGTGGTGAATATTATGACCCAGGACAACTTACTAATACTTATATCATCAAACGTTTTGAGAAAACACCTGCTCTTAATAGCACTACTGATTTTAACAGGAAAGCATTTCTGACACCTTGGTTAACATAACATGATATGGGAGTAGTACAATATAATCCATCAAGAGGACTGACCAAATTAAGAGGTTTTAATGCTGTTGTTACGAATCTTAATAGAGAGATAAAAAAAGTTAAAGGAGGTACACTTGAAGGACTTATTGAAGCTGCAGGAGAAATATATGAGGAGACAGAAAGAGGAGAGCCTATTACTCCTGTTGAGACAGGTGCATTGAGGGCAAGTTGGTTTATTTATTCTAAGAGAGGTGATGAGTCAGGAAACAGGAAATATAAAGGACCAAGTTCAAGAAGTGTTTCTCCAAAGAAGAAAAAGAAAGCACGTATATTGAAAGAATCACGAAAAGAAGAAATGGCAGGTGCAAAAACAATAGTTGGAAAAGCAAGTGATATAATTGTCGTAGCAGGGTATAGTGTTCCTTATGCAGCATACGTTCATGAAGGGATAGGAGGTACAGGTTCTATAACCAAATGGACGAGGAAGGGTTCAGGGAAATGGTGGTTTCAGAGAGCTGTTAATAGCAGTTCAAGAAAAGTATTAGGTATAATAAAAAAGAATGCTCAAATAATTTAATAATGAATGCAAGTAGTGTAGATATATCAAATATGCTCGTAGCTGATACTTCGTTAGGACTGACTATAGCAAGTAATTTATTTGTCGGGAAAGAACCTACTACTCCTGATAATGTAGTTACGATATATGATACATATGGCTTTCCTAATCAACTTACTCTTGCAGGGAAAGGTGAGGATTATTATTATCCTACCGTACAGATTAGGATTCGTAACAGAGATTATCGCACAGGATATAATTTAGCACATAACATAATGGTATCACTACATGGTCGGGCACAAGAGACATGGAATGATACTTTATATTCCAGAATCGCCAATACAAATGGAGTTTCTCTGTTGGATTGGGATGATAATGGATTGGTAAGGTTTATCGTAAACTTTGAGATTCAAAGACGATAGACAATTGTTTAATTAAACATTTGAGAAGGAGGTAAAACACATGGCAAGCAGTGCAGTTTCCGGAGTAGGAACACAATTTCGCAGATGGAGTGGGACAGCATGGGCTGATCTATCAGAAATAAATTCTATTTCCGGTCCTACTATGACCAGAGATTTTATTGATGTTACATCATTAGATTCTACTGGTGGCTATCGTGAGTTTATTGCTGGGTTTAGGGATGCAGGGACAATTTCCCTGTCAATGAACTTTACTCGCAATACTTATGAAGCATTCTTGGCTGACTTCGAGAGTCCGGATGTTCATTATTATGAGATCTGTCTTCCCGATGGTGAGCTTACTACTATTGAATTTGCAGGGTTAGTTACGGAAGTTCCGATAACTATTCCTACAGATGACAAGATTACTGCTGATGTAACAATAAAGATCAGTGGTAACATTGAAGTGGCTTCGGGCACTTATGATGAAGAGCCATCAGCAGTACCTTATGTTTAACCAATAGGTATTTCTATGGTTTAAGAATAAGTTCTAATCAAGAATTTTTTAATAACAAAAATAATAATTACTAATCATGAAAAATTTATTAAACAGAGAAAAGCTCCTTGCAAAAGAAGAACTTGAAGTAGTACAAGTAGATTTGGGAAAAGATGAATTTGTATATGTACGTCAGATGACAGGGCGAGAAAGAGATCGTTTTGAACAATCTCTAAGAAGAGAGATTAAGAATAAAGCAGGTATGGTGGATGGATTTGAAATGGTTTTAAATGATTTCAGGGCAAAACTTGCTGTTGTGACTTTATGTAATGAAAAGGGTGAATTGCTTCTTAAACCAACTGATTATCCTCTATTAAGTGAGAATATGAGTGCTGCAAGATTAGAGAAAATTGTTAATGAAGCACAGAGATTAAATGCAATAACTGAAGAAGATAAGGAGGCATTAGTAAAAAACTCAGAAGCCGTCCTGGACGGCAGTTCCAATTCAGACTTTGCAGAGAACTTAAGATAATACATCCTGACGTTCTTTTAGGTGGTGAGAAATATATATACAGAATATTTGGTATTCCATTTATGATTAAGACCAAAAATGGATTAAATTCTTATCAACTCAGTGAATGGGAGGCATATGATAGATTAGATCCAATAGGTGAATGGAGAGATGATTTTAGAGGGGCTAAATTAGAGGCATTGATAATTAATATAGTTCAGGCATTATTTCCAAAAAAAGGAACAAAGGCAAAAACATTTAATCCAATTGATTTTATGCCAAACTGGAGTGGAGAGGAGAAGAAGCCTGAGAAACAAAGTATAGAAGAAATGAAAAAAGTATTGCTTGAATTAGCAGCTTCACAAAATAAGAAGGTGAGAAATAAGAAAACACCACCAATAACAAAAAATAAAGAAGCATGAATATAGGTGCGCTAACAGTAACACTTGGAGTAGATACATCTGGATTAACTCTTGCCAATACTCATTTATTGAGTTGGGAAAAAAAGACAACGACTACTTTAAATAGGATGTCTCAAAGATGGAGGACATATGGTTATTTGGCTTCTGCTGCCTTAACTCTTCCAATTGTAGCAGCATCAAAAGCAACTTTCAAAGCTGCGAAAGATTTTGAATTTTCCATGCAAAAAATTGTAGGACTTACTGGTACGGCACAAGATACTGTTAATGCTTGGAGAGAAGATTTATTAAAACTTGGTCCTGAATTGGGAAAATCACCACAAGAATTAGCAGAAGGATTATATTTTATTGCTTCTTCTGGTATTGCTGGATCAGAGGCTATGAATGTTTTGAAATTATCAGCTAAAGCAGCAGCTTCTGGATTAGGAGAGACACAAACAGTAGCAGAGTATTTGACATCAGCCTTAAATGCATATAGAGGCACAGGATTATCTGCTGCGTATGCGACTGATATACTTGTAGCAGCAGTAAGAGTTGGTAAAGCAGAAGCTTCTGGATTTGCATCAGCAATGGGAGCTGTTATTCCTATTGCTTCTACAATGGGAGTAACTTTTGATCAAGTTGCAGGAGCAATGGCAGCTATTACTTTAACTGGATCTTCTGCAGCACAGGCAGCAACATATCTTAAAGGTATGTTTAATATTTTATTGAAAAAATCTGAATTTGGAGAAGGCGCAGAAGCATTAAACTCAATAAAGACTTCCTATGAAGAACTTAGAGCTATTTTAAAAAGTGGTGGGATAATTCCTGTAATAGAAAAAATTAGAAAAGGTATGGATGCTTATGGAGATACTTTAGTGGCAAAAGTATTTCCTAATATTCGTGCCATGACAGGAGTTTTGTCATTATCTGGAAAGAATTTTGAATATAATTCAAAAATAATGAAGGAGGTAACAAATTCTGCAGGTGCATTGGGGGCGGCATGGGCAGCCGTATCAAATACTATAAAAATTAAATTTGATAAAGCTATTTCCAGTGCACAGGTTGCTATGATAACATTAGGAAAGTCTGTAGCAGAAGCAGTTATCCCTGTATTGCAATGGTTAGTTAAACAATTACAAAAATTAACAGAACATTTTAATTCATTAAGTGATTCTCAAAAACGTTTTAGAATAATTGTTGCTGCTGTTGTGGCTGCATTAGGTCCTCTATTGATGATAGCCAGTGTTATTGGATATTCAATAAGTGGATTGATAAGTCTTGTAACAAAATTAAGTGCTGTTTTTATATTTATGGCAAAAACTATATTAACAGCAATTCGAAATCAAACAATGTATAACGCAACACTTGTTAGTGGTATGTCAAATAAAGCTAAATTCGCAACTACATTAATAAATCCATGGGTACTTCTTACTGCAGCTATTGGATTTGCTACAATAGCACTTGTAAAATATATGAAAAAAATGGATGAATTACCAGAACGGGTACAAAATCTTAGGGATAGTTTTAAAGGAATTGTAGCAGAAGAAAAAGGAATTGAAGATATGTTATCTGTTTCATTTGCTATGGATCAGGGTCAATTAGAAAATTTTAAAAATGTGCTTGAACAAAGATTACAGATATTAAAAGATGATAGAATTAAACTTTTAGCATTACGAAATGACTGGTTTGTTGATGATAAAAAATATGCTAAATTACAATCTGATCTTTTAATAAATACGAAAAATCTTGAAAAATGGACTATTAAAAAACCTGGTTCAGTTACTGCTAATTATTTTGCAAAAGAAGTAGAAAAAAGTAGAAAAGCATTAGCAAAGTACACTACTTCTTATATGGTCGGATTAGATAAAGATGTTGCAGAATTTGATAAAAAAATTGCGGGTACTTTAAATAGTATAAAAAAAGTAAATGAGGAGGTAAACAGGATTCAGACTGATCCAATATTAAAGGCATTTGAAGATCAGAAAAAGGCATTTGAAGATCAGAAAAAAGCAGAACAATTAGCGTTAGATATATTTGAAGATTTGGCAAAAGGAGAACTACAGATTTCTCGTATGACCAAGCTATTGGGAGAAACATTTGATACTGCAGGAGAGAAAACGAAATTATATAATAAAATATTAGAATCATTAGCTAAGACAACAATACCTTTAACAGATAAAAGACTAAGAGAGTTAACAGGCTTGATACAAACATTGAGTCATCAGGAATTCTTTAAAGAATTAGAAAAAGACTTACAAAAATCCGTGATGCCTTCTCCTGTTCAAAATTATGATTATTCGGAAATGTTTTCTAAATTATCAGGAACACGAGGAACAAG